TCTGAGATCTCAAGGTTTGTCCGAATGTCGGTTTATACCCACGAACTCTACCTCTACCTCCTCCTAGATTACCAAGACCATAACCTAGACTACCAAGAGCACCAGTACCAGCAATCTTTCTTCCAAGAGCACCACCACCTGGACCACTAATACCACTAAACTTACTTTGAAGTCGTGATATTTTAAATTGCGATGGAATTTTAACAGAATTTAGTTTTGTAGTATTTCTTGAAAGAAACGTTGCAAAACTAGTGTAATCTGTTTTGATTTTTTGAATATTTCTGGTTCCTCTTCTATCAATCTTAGAGATTGAATTAAAGGCACCTACTAATGGGGAGGATAGTACTTTTGTCATTATTCACTAAACGATATTGTAAATCATTTTTGAATACATTGTCTGGAAATTGCTGGGGTCTGATGTTGGTAGATGTGGTACACCATCATCTTGTGCCTTCTTTCCACCATTCATAGCTATTTTCTGAGATGGTTGTTGAGGAGATGGTATTGGCATCGGAACAATAGCAGGTTGCTGAGAACCATCTTGGGAAATTGGAACCCTAGCAATACTTTGAGATACTGTAGATGTTTCTTGTGCCCTTGTCTGATCTGGAATCACTACAGGTGGTCCCATCATTTGCTGTGGTTTAGAAAGGTATTGATTGTAAATTGATAAAGAATCTGCAGCAGTTCTAGTAGTTTGATTATAATATGGTGTTAATCCTGCCCACTCCGCTCCAAGTATTTGCATAGCCTGTAGAGTTGCCTTTTGCTTTGGGTCTACACCACGTCTTCTAACTAATGCAAGACCTAACTGGTCTTGTAGTTCTGGTGTAAGTAATGCATCTCTGCTAACTTTTGTTTGGTCTGCAATGCCACCAAGAGTATCTGGCATAAACTGATAAGCACCACTAGCAGCACTTGACCTTGTTCTTCCTGCGTTTTTGTCGAAGAATGTTCCATAATTAACTTTTCTTCCACCAAAACGTTCGGGCATATAACCCGTATTTTGCATTTGGATGACTTCATTGATAGTCATCTCACCCCTTGCTAATTCTGGGACAACTTCTCCACCGAATACTTTTCCATAACCATCTTCACCAGCAGTTCCTTCTACTTGTCTGATTGTTTTTAATAGTGATGCCTCTTCATTAGTAGATACAGCACCACCCAACATTGCCCCACCACTAGGAGAATTTGTACTTGGTGTATTTGAAGATGTTGGTGCACTCTTTCCACCACCAGGTGATGATTTGCCTCCTTTTTCTTGCTTTTCAAATAGTTTCTTAATTGACTGTGCAAATTTGTCTACTGCATTTCCAAAAGTAGTAGAAAAGTCTTCTGGTATTGGTGGTGGAGCTTCTACAGGTGGTGGAGGTGCTACATCTGCTGCTTTTGCTTGTCCTCCAAGGGCAAGACCACCACCGAGTAAACCAAGACCTGCCAATCCAAGTCCTAATTTACCTCTCATTTTTCCTCTTGGTCTTACTCTTGCTCTAGGTGCTCTACGTCGTCTTCCTGCTACCCCACCAGATAAATTAGGAGATCTACCACCACCCAATCGCATAGAAGTGCCTCCCCCACTAAGACGGTTTGCTCCTCTTAATGTTTTAAATATTTTGTTTATAACCTTTCGCAGTTCGATTGCAGTATCAAGCATCTCTGCAAAAGTTCTGCGTAATGCTCTAAGTCCACGTTTAATACCTTGCACATTTCTTTTATCTCCAAAGAATTGTGCAAAACTTATAGCATCCTTAATTGAATCAAGGAATCGACCAAGCATTCCCAATGGTCTTCTTGATTCATCATCACCTCTATTTCTAATATTGAAATTACTAATGAAATTTCCACGACCAGGAGAAACAACTCTCTGGGAAACATTTTGTATATTTGTTATATTATTACTTTTCTGAACACCCCCTGCTGTAGGTTCTTTCTTCAATACAGGAGTTGCCTTTTTCTGTGGTCTAGGAGTTTGTTTTGCTAATTTTGCCCTTGATTCTGTTTGTTGCTTTATATCCTCAACAATATTAGATGATATAGACTTGATAAGTCCATCAACATTAGGTCTTACTGGTTTTACACCTGCTCTCTTAAAACCAACAATGTTATTTCGTGCAGCTGCCGAAACACCTGCACCCATCTTACGACCACCAGAAACAAAATTTGTTGCCTTAGAAATTTTGTTTCTCATATGAGAATCAAACTCCTCTGGAGTCATTCCATATGCTTTTGCTAAGGAATCACCCTTTTGCTTTCGCATCATCATGCTATATTCACGGGGATTCATACTCCCACTAAAATATCTTCCACTTTGTCGATTAGCAGCACGGAGATTCAGACCAGAAAGTCCAGGAGAATTCTGGAGTGGTCTACCTAACTGTCTTCTATCTGGAAAATACTCAGCCATTTGCTGCTGCGGCTCTTTGTTGTTGTTTTAGTTTTTCTTCTTCAATGTGCTGCTGTAGCAAACCGACATAGATGTCTCGTTCCCACGGCATCATACCTTCAATCTCTGTCAAAGAGTATTTATGGAACTGCATCAAAGCAAAATTAATTCTAAAGTATGCCTCAAGGTCAATATGAGCCATACTCAACCGAAAAAACTTGAGAGTCCCTCCAACGTAACCTCATTAACAACACCAGTTTTAGGATTTTTGACTTTAATCTCATGTGAAAGTCTTGGCATTGTCTCAAAAAATTTCTCAATTTTCTTAAATTGAGATGAGTTCATAGACTCAATGAATGAGATAAGTTCTTTCTTTGTGCAATCAGATGCTGCCCAAGAATCTTCTTCTGTGTAAACCATGTCAACACAGTCTGCGATGATTTCAAATGATTTTTCAATACTATCTGAATCTTGATCAGAAGCAAAATCAAAATTATTTCTAATGAACTGGTCGAGTGATGGATATCTCATCCTCAAAGTTAGGGAATCATCTAACTTAATATCAGGACTGTGTTCTGGGTCTTTTTGTACCTGAACCTCATCAATGTAAACAGTTACAGGAACTGTTGTTCCCTCATCATCATAACATGTGATAATTAAGTCAATATTCTCACCTACAGACTTTCCTCTTACATTGAGGAAAATATATTCAATATCAAATGTAGGTAACTCTTCTACTTTTACTCCCCTGGTTAAAATACAATCCTTTAGAACTTGTTTGATTGCATTTGTTATCTCTTTAGTGTCTTGACTCTCTAATGCAATAATAAGTATTTTTTCTTCTTTTACCAGAAATGGTCTGTACTTAATCTTTTTTCCTGACGAGGGCAAAACCAACTCATGTGTTGGGGTAGAAATAGATGGTAAAGGCATAATGTTCTATAACAAGTTTCAGTATGAATATTTAGTGACAATTAAGCACGTTTATCTCGTTTTACGGAGTGCTTCGTCTAGGTTAATAACTTCTCCACGATGATGTTCATAAACATATCTAGAATATGTAAATTCAACTGTGCACTTTGTAATTGTGCTTCCTTCATATGTCAAAGGAATTGCAGTTAAATTTGATGGATATGCTTCAAGAAGTCTGTATGTAACTGATGGAACACTTTGAAGGTCACCATCTATTGCTGGATTTACTGCAAAGTTTCTTTCAAATTTTACAATTGAGATAATCCTCTTATATTCATCTGGATATCTCATTCTATGGAAATCATTTCTATTTTTTGAATCTCCAAATCCAATTCCTCTCTGGTCGTAGGCTCCACTTCCACCGTAAACTGGATTTATAAAATTCATCCACTCTTCAAACAATCGAAGTATCTTATACTCATTATCAACATAAAATGTCAACGAAACAGGTGTAAATACCCTTTGTGTTGGCATTTTTTCAATAACACCCTGACGGCCACCTCTATCTTCGACATCATTAAATGATGCTCCAGGTATTACTGCTTCTGAACACATAAAATCATAGTATGTATTCTGTGCAATATCATTGGTTATGCCAGCTTTAGTCAACCAATCTGCTAATTTGTCTGGTCCCCCAGTTGAGTTGACCATATGCAACGCAACTTTAAATTGCGAAGTTTGGGATAGACTTCCAAAAATCTCTCTGGCACTTTTCAGATTGATATTCCTACCCCTAGGGGTGGTCATTTTTGTATATAATGGACCGATTAGTGGATGCCCCCTGCCAATCCCAAGAATCTTGTTAGGGAGTTCATATCTGTCTGCCATTTATAAATATTTTTTGGAAGAACTTATATACTATGTATGCCACATAAAGATGATTCTGGTTATAGGCAAGGTAAATTCAAGCCACAAAAACCAGAAAAGTATAAAGGTGACCCAACTAATATCATATACAGGTCATCTTATGAATTGAAATTTATGCAATATTGCGACCTCACCGAGAGTGTCAATGAATGGAGATCTGAAGAGTTCTTTATACCATATCGTTCTCCAATAGATAACAAAGTCCATCGGTATTTTCCCGACTTCTTTGTTAAATATAACGATAAAAATGGAAAAAAGAGAACACTAGTTGTAGAGATAAAACCAGCAAAGGATTTAAAGGAACCTGATTCAAACCCAAAAAGAAAAACCAAATCTTGGGTGTATAGTGTAAAAACCTGGGCAGTCAATCAGGCAAAATGGAAAGCAGCAAAAGATTGGTGTGCTGACAGGAAATATGAATTTCGTATTTTAACCGAAAAAGAATTAGGTATCAAACAAAGATGACCAACGAATCCCCCGATGAAGGTGACATTTATTACAACTTGAGTTTACCTTATGAAGATGTAAGACTTTTACATCATTGTGTTCTAGAAACTATCAGAACTTGGCCAGGTTCTCCAGCAAGACCACCCGAAGAACAAGAAGAACTCAAGTATTTGAGAGATGAATTATACCGAGCAATATTAGATTACAGATTTACTTATTTGGACTCCGACGATAGACAATGATACAAGATGGTGGCATTGCAGAAGCAGTAAAGAAAAGAGCAGGAAAGAAATTCAGAAGTGGCAATTGGTATACCAATGCTCTAATGAATGAGCTCCTTCCTGCTCAAAAGAAAAATATTAGTGAATTTGAAACTGGTTTTATAGTACCTGGAGATTTAGTATTCTTTCTATATTCTGCGAAATATCCTCAGAAATATCCATTTTGGGATAGACATCCCTTATCATTTATAATAGATGTAAGTCCAAGAACTGGACATTTCACAGGACTTAACGTTCATTACCTAAGTCCCCAGTATAGAGGAGGGTTTGTTCGATCCCTCATAAATAAAACAGGAGTTTCTAACGCACCAAGAAAAACTATACATAAGTATCTTTTTTCTGGTGTTGGTTCTGATTTGTTTAAAGTCCCAAAAAGTGATTGGGTTGATGTATCTTTATTACCTACAGAGCAATTTGTAAATAAATTGGGCAAAACCGTACCAAAGTATAGAGTCTGGGATTCACCGTAATATGGCATGGCAAGTATTAGATTCTGATTACAGATCAGATGAAATTAACGAAAACTTTCCTGGTGGAAACCAAACCTGGGGTCTACTTTACAATCCAGAGACGGGAGATTATAAAGTAGTTTCCAAAGGTGTGATACCTGGAATGGATCCATGGGACCAACCACTACAAACAGTTTTTTATGAAAATGGTGCATATTATAATGGAGCTATAAGTCACCCAGACTTTTTTCCAAATCGTGATGTCAATAGTCCGACTCAAAAAGCATCAGATTTCAGTATAGATATACGTCGAAAAGTAAGAGCAGCACATACCACGATGGGTGGAAATGCTGCTGGTGCAAATATAAATCAAACTGCATTAAATCCAACAGGTCCATATAACGGAAATGCACAATGGAGTCCTTCAGCACAACCAGGAGTTTCTTCTTCGATACCTGGTGTTGGACCAATATTAACATTACCACCAACTGGACCACAAATTGACCCCACTACAGGACGACCAGTTTATAGTACATTCATATCAGGAAGTGCTAATGAAAACACTTTATTTGGTTCATCCGATGTAGCAAAGAATAGATTGCTTTATTATCCTTTAGACATTCTTGATGGTAAGCAAGATGTCTTGAAAATTTCAATGTATAACTATGCCCCACCAGGTGCTGCAGCATTCAGAACAGGTGGTGCTGGTATTGCTAAAACTGTTGCCCTAGGTGGTTTACAAAGGGGAAGTGCTGCTGTAGTCGGTAAAGAAAAATTTAAGTCCGTAACAATTTTACCAATTCCAAACAACGTTGCCGATACTAATGCTGTTGGATGGAATGATGCTGGAATGAATAATCTAACTGCAGCATTAGTTGCTCAAACTGCTGGAAAAAGTGTTGCACAAGGAGGATTTGTTGCTGGTCTTGGTGCTCTGACTGGTGCTGGTGCTGCGGCAATGTATGGTGAATTGTTAAACAATGTAGGAACAAATCTTGACCCAAATAGTGATCTTGGACAAGTCCTGAAAACATCATTAACATCATCACTGCTAAAACAAGCTGGGATTGACGTATCACCAGAAGAAATTCTGGCAAGAGGATTTGGTATAATTCCGAATTCCAATCTTGAACTATCATTCAGTAAAGTTACTCTGAGAACTTTCGACTTTAGTTGGAATATGACACCAAGGAGTGAGTTAGAAGCAAGAAATATAAGTAGAATTATCAGACAATCTAAGCAAGGCATGGCAGCAAGAAGAGTTAATTCTTCTGGGTCTACATTTAAGGCAGGAGAGACTTCATACTTCCTAGGTTCACCCAATGTATTTAAATTGAGTTACAGAACTGCCGATGATAAACCAATTGCTGGATTAAATAGATTTAAATTATGTGCACTTACTAATTTCTCCGTAAATTATGCTCCAAGTGGACAGTGGTCTGCATTTGATGGTGGTATGCCAACTGGTGTCACTATTGGTATGAATTTTGCAGAACTAGAACCAGTTTACGAAAATGACTATCAAGAAGATATTCTTGGTGGAACTGGTATTAATGAAGGAGTTGATTTAGACAAAATTACTGCTGATGACGTAGGTTACTAAAATGCCGTATTTCAGAGAACTACCACTAATACAATATTCATCAGTCTTCGATGGGAGAAGTTCCATTGATGATACTATTAGTGCAAAAAATCTATTCAAGAGACCCAAACTTAGAGATGATTTTAGTAACATAGCAACAGGTTTCACTCTATATGAGATAAGAGAAGGGGAAAGACCCGACCAAATAGCAGAAAGATTCTATAAAAATTCTAGTTTAGATTGGGTTATTCTAATAACCAATAATATTACAAATTTGAATGAACAATGGCCTCTTGATAATAACTCATTTCATAAGTATCTTCTTGATAAGTATGGTTCTGATGAAAAACTATACGAAGTTCATCACTATGAAACAGTAGAGTATAGAGATGATTTCAATAGAATTCTAATTGAAGGTGGTTTGGAAGTTGACCCACCAAAATCCGAGGTAGTTACAACAAATACAACAACTAATTCCTACTTACTTGATTCATTCCCAAGTGCAAAGAGTAATACTATTATTAGTATCAATCTAAATCAAAGATTGACCGTTTCTGGAAGAGATATTAAAACTTCCACTTATGATATCAGTGATATTTTGGCAGGAACATCAAACTTGAAGGTAAAATCAAGGGGTGCTTCAAATCCAGAAGATTACACAGACATAACTGTGGTAAATAGTTTAACAAACTGGCCAAATGGTTGGGGTGGCATTCTCCGAGTAGGAACTAGGTCAGGTGAAAATGTTGAAGTTACAATAACAGATGTAATTTTGGACACTAAAGTAAGACTTTCGGAAAGATTATATGAAATAACAGGAACCCTAAATGCCGAGGGTGTCTTGATTCCAACCTTTAACTTTACCAACGAAATTCCAGCATAATATGAACTTCCCATACCCAGGAATGAAAGTATTCATCGAATCTGATGGACAACTTCTAGAATTTTTAGACAATTCAGGTGAAATCCAGACTGTAAAGAATATTGCCAAGGCAGTCACCAATCTTGACTATGAAATTAGAGAAAATGAAAAGAAAAGGTCGATTCAAATTCTAAAACCAGAACTTATCGGTGTATTTGTAGGTGATACTAGAAATATGATGAAATACGATACTTCGTCCCAGTATATCGACAAGCAAAACAAGAGGACATATAACCCAAGAAACAATAGATAATAAAAAACCCCCCAGATTAAAAATTTGGGGGGAAATTTTTTGGACCCTTTTTGTAATTAAAAGGTCATTTTGGAATCAACCCTCTGCGAGTTTCTGGAAGTAACTCAGGGCATCATCTTCATCATCGTCGGCAGAGGAGGACGAAGGGGTGATGTCAGGGGCATTGAAATCAGCAGTAGGAGACGGTGCAGGGGCACTGTAGGAGGCAGTCTCACTGAAGTCACCCTTCCGTTCACGTTCCCACTGTGCTTCCTCTTCAACGGTCTCCTGGTCCTGCATCTTAGGTGTACCACGAAGACCAAGAGTGTAGTCAAGACGCTTCTTCAGGTCTTCATAGGACTTGAACTCTTTGGGGTCAACGAATGCCTGGAGGTCATGAAGGTTCTTGTAGAGTGCTTCCAGTGCATCATCATCACCATCGAGGAGTGCACTAGGATTAGCAAACTCAGAAGAATCATAGTTCCAGTAACCTGCAACTTTCTTCAGTTTCAGTTTAAAGTTTGCACCTTGCCAGAAGTCAAAAGGATTGATGGGTTCATCATCATCAAACTCGGGTTGCATGGCAGTCATAATCTTGTCAAAGATTTTCTTACCAAACTTGTAGAGGAACACCCGACCTTCGTTCTGAGGGTTAGCAGGGTCTTTCACAACATAGATGTTTGCGTAGTAAGACAGTTTGCGTTTCTGCTTACGTGCTTCTTCTTTGTCTGCATCAGAACCAGAGTTCCAGAGCACACGGTTCTTCTCACAGACAGGACATTGCTGACCAAGGGTAGTCAGGCAGTTATCGATGAGCCAACCACCAGGACCTTGGAATGCATGGGACCAGACTTGTGCCCAAGGCAGTTCACTACCTTCGGGTGCAGGG